AATGAGTTCCCGCCGATGCCGGTGCCTTCAAGAGTAATAAGCTGGCGGTCAAAGAGTACGATTGCATCCGCCAGAGACCCGACAACAACCGGAGCAACTTTCTTTGGTGATGTCGCGCTCGGCAAGTACTTGTTGCTGACAACGGTAACCGGATGAGCAAACAACAGTTTCTGTGTCGGATTGAGCGGATTCGGCTGAAGCAGGTAGCGCCCTTCGGAGTCTTTCAACTTGTCTAAGAAATTGAACCCGTCCTGATTGGTAACGATACCGGACGTCAAAGAAATCGCCGGGTCAAGATCCACATTCAGAATGTCTTTCAAGCTATCTACATTAGCAACAGGTTTCTTTGCCAGCGTTTTCATGATTGCGATGATCAAGCTATTTCTTGTGACCACATCTTTCTTAGCAAACCACGCACTCACATAAGAAATGAGATTCTGGTCTGTGTCAGACAACATCTCTTTTGAAATCGGAAGAATGCCTGCATATTTTTTGATCGCGTATGCGATTTTTTCAAATTTCGGACCGTCGATTTCTTTGATTGTTGCCATTTCATCAACGCTTTCAAGCGGCGTCATTTCTGCCCATTTTTCCATGACGCGAGACCCGGTCATAGTGGTTGTAGACGTAATCGTGACAAGCTGGTCCAGCGGATTCAGCGCTCTCTTGAGTTCGTTGATTTTAGTTGAGATGTCCTGCGGAACGATAAGCCCGCCGTCGGCGTCTACCCCTGCTTTCATACCGGCTCTTGCTTCTTTCAGTACTTCGGCTTCCGCGTCCGTCGGCATCTGGCGCTTAATCTCTTTCACAAGCCCGCTGAACATGAGATCTCTTTTTTCTTCGTCGGTGATTTCAGCTGCGCGTGCCGCGGGAGGAACTGCCGCCGGAACATCTGCCAGCGTTTGTTCAATCTCCAGCTGCCGTTTGAGTTCTCTCAATTCAGCTGTTTTACTTTCCGCTTCGTCAAGTTTTTTATCTGCCATCAACGTACGGATTTCTTCGGTTACTTTTGCCATCCTCTGGCGCAATTCTCTTTCTTTTTCTGTCATTTCTTCTTCCTCCACTTAAAAAGCCGCCGTTCGGCGGCAATTATTGATTTAACAATTCCAGCTCTATATCGAGCTTCTTTTTTCTGATGTTTTCCTGCTCTTCTTTCAAAGAATTAACGTATGCTTCTTTCGATTCTTGCATCGACCGCTGTACGGCCTGTGCTTCGGTGTCCGGGTATGCCGGAGTTGTGACAATTGATACATCCCACAGTCTTTCGATATGCTTGACTGCCCGATGGTACATGTCTTTCTCACTTTCATATGACCAGTCTGCACCGCTTTCCGCCAACGTGAATGCAAAAGAACACTGATTGACAACGCCAGCTGACATGTTCGTCATCAGGTCTTTAGCATATGCTGTATCCGTCGGAATCAAGCTGAACCTCAGCCCGATGTCGTCTACCGACAGACTTAGATGCCCGGGTCCTTCTCGGACGGTATTTCTCGCCAGCGGATAGTTCGGATCGTGATTAATCAGCGCTACGACGTTAGACATGTCCGTTTTATCAAGACACCCGCGCTCTAAGATTTCATCAACGCCTCCGAAATCTTCTGACCGTTTCCCGAACTTGAGGGCATACCCCTCCAAGATGACAGTTTTACCGTCTTCCAGTGTCCGAATCTCAAACTGCGTCTGATTGATTCTTCTTTCCCTTTTCCCCATCATCATCACCCCCTTTCAGTGTTCCGTTCTTCGCTTTTGCCAGCTGTAAATCTTTCAGAACGGTAATATCTGTATAATTCAGCGATGCAAGATGGATATCCCCCACATCACCTATACATTCCATCTCTTCCATATCGCGGATCTCATTAAGCGTATAAATGCCGGCATAGAGCATGTCTTTGTAGTATTCAGCCCTTGCTTTACTGTCGCCTCTGAGTTCGGCCGCGGCGTTGAATTTCACATAATAGTTTTCTCTTTCCGGTTCAGTAAACAGTTTATAGTTGATTTCCTGTTCCCATGATGTAAAGATCGGAAGAAGCGTTGTTTTGATGTAATCGAGACTCATCGCTTCGGCGTTGGCATATGTCGCGCGGTCCAGCTGCGCCAGCTTATGCGGCGGTATCCGGTAGACCTTGGCGACTTCGTTAATTCCGAATTTCTGTGTTTCAATAAACTGCGCTTGATCAAGCTGCATGCCCAGCGGCTTATATTCCATTCCTAAGTCGAGAACAGCGACTCGTCCGGCATTATCTATGCCGCCGTTGATTTTTTCCCATTCATGTCGGAGTTTCTTTTTCGCTTCCGGATTGATTTTCGACGCTGCTTGCAACACGCCGTGCGTCAGCGTGCCGTTTTTGTAAAATTGGCTCTGAAATTTCTTGATTGCGTTCTGGCTGTCCAGCTCGTCAATTAACGTCCGCCATTTCGGCACGCCGATGAGCCCGTCTTTTGACATTTCGTAAAAATGCAAGACATCGTGCGGCTGCAGATGATACATTGCCCCTTTGGCATCACTTGTCGTATACGTCAGCGCGCCCGATACCACGTTTAATCGGATCGTCGTTTTTGTCGGGTCAAGCGGCCATAACGATTTCGGATAGCCGTCAGTCCCCCATTCAATATACGCAATGGCATTCCCATAAAACCCCATATGGTATTGCAATGTCCGTTTGAACGCAAGCGGTGTCATGAGCGGGTTCGGCCGTTTGTACAGCAGTTTAGCGACCGGGTGTTTCATTCCCTCGGTCTTTTTCCCGCCGGTCCTGAACGTGTGTATCGGCAGTTTACCAATGTCATCAGCTAAAATGTTGACACACGTATAGATGTTACTGTTTTTACTTGCCGTTGCTGCCGTTACGCCGTCGCCGTTAATAGCGGATATGAGCCAGTCCGCGGGGCTAAGCAGTGTACCTGAATCCGTCGGGTTTGAAAAAAGCTGTCTTAAAAGCATTATTTACCACCGCCTTTCTGTGCTTTTGCAAAGATAAACGCCAAAAGCAGACACTCTATAGCCGCGGTATATACTGCGACTACGGGAGATATCAATACGCCGCCGGCAATCATCAGAATGCACCCGACGAACAGAAAAATATCGTCAATCACATACAATATCTTTTTCACATGTCCTCCTTATAGACTGAAATCATCACTCAAAATGTAATCACTCATATCATCTTCTTCGATAATCCGCGCACGTGTAAACGCATTGATTACCGACGCTATCGGGTCAATTCTGTTTGTTGATTTTTCTTTGTCAAGCATGATATTTTCGTTCTGGTCTTTTTTCGTGACCGCGTTACTGATCGCCCAATCGAGTAGCGGATTTTCAAAATGTAAAATGTTTCCCTGATACGCATTTTCTCTAAATGATTTTGTCGGTTCGGATAGTGTCATCATGCCCTGTCTGACTTCTACGCATGTATACTCCAGTTTTTCAAGTTCCTGCGCATAATAAGTTGCGTTATACGGGTCATAGCAGATTTCTTTAATGTTCAGTCCCAGCTCTTCTGCAGTTTCTATCATCCACTTTGTCATGTAACGATAATCTACTACCTCTCCCGGGTTGACCGTCAGCCAGCCACCGTGGGCATAATAATCATACGGCACTCTGTCTGTTTTTATCTTTCTCTGCAGCGTTTCTTCCGGAATGAAGCTGTGACCGAGGACAATATACTTCGTCCCGCCGTCCTCTTTGACTGGAATAACCAGTCCGATGGACGTCAAATCGACTTTACTTGATAAGTCCATCCCGACATATGCATCCAGTCCGTATAAATCGTAGCTTTTTATCCGCCCTCTGGTGTTCCACTTCCCCATATCTATGTATGATGCCCCAGATTGCTGGTTCCAAATATTCATGTTTTTCGTGAGAAATGATGACATTTTTTCCGGTGTCTCAACTGCCACTTTCAACGCGCTCCTTATATTTGCAATACCTTCCGGATACGTCGCCACGATCGGGTTTGCTTTTATCCAGCATTTTTCATCTTTGACATCATCAATTAGGTTTCCTTCTTTATCTTTGTCCAGCTCATTGACCATACAGAAATAATCCGGTACGTCATAATCAATGTCCGGATTAAGGATCTTTTCTACCAGTGGATATTCCACTCTGTAACACGGTCCCCCGAAGTTTGTCCCGGCGGTAGTGATGATAAACAGCAACGGCTGTTTTCTGGCCATCATACCGGTGTCTATGACATCTAATATTTCGGACGTCGGATGCGCGTGATACTCGTCAATCAGACCGCACTGCGGATTGAGACCGTCCCCGGTCTTTCCGTCATCTTTTGACAGCGCCCGGATAATCGAATCACTTTTCAGATGTCGGATGGTACCATAACTTTCTTTCCACTTTCCTTTCATCTCCGGCCATCGCCTAAGCATTGCCAAGATCTCATTGTAGATGATTTTAGACTGGATGCTTTTCGTAGCCCCGATGTAGACTTCTGACATCGGCTCTCCCATTGCCATCATTTCATAGTCACCGACTATGGCGAGTGATTGTGATTTCGCATTTTTCCTCCCAACCTGCCAATAGGCTTTTTTAAAACGCCGGAGCCCCGTATCTTTATTGACCCATCCGTAGATATTTCCGAAAATAAACCGCCGGATAGGCTCAAAAATAATGGGCTGCCCAGCTAAGATTCCTTTTGTATGCTTATGCATCGCGGCCCATGCAAAGAATCTCTCTGCTCTTTTTTCATCAAAAACATACGGAAATTTCTTTGTACCTTCTTTTTCTACATCCCGCAAAAAACGCATACATGCCCACCTGTGTTTTTGGCATATATGCGTTTTGTCTTTTATGCATTTCTTGCTGTACCTGATCAGCTCTTGTTTCAGCGTCATACATCAAAACCCCTTTTGCTTAGTGGGTCTTCATCTTTCTTTTCTGGTTCTTTCGGTACATTTTTTACTTTCGCAAGCGGAGATAAGAACAATCTGTCTTCCATTTGCACCAATGCCGCCATTTTCGCGTTAATTGCTTTATCCATCGCCATTATGCCGCCGGTAGATAAGATATACTCTATTTTTTCATAGAGTTTGGCGGCCTTGCGTTGACTGTACTCTACTTCAAGAATTTCCTGCGTTGCCGTCGTTTCTTCACCGGTTAATTCTATTCGGGCGATCATGTCTCGGCGTTCTATCAAATCTATGTACTGCGCAAACGCCATACAGTATCTTGAAATCATTCCGATGTCTGCCGAAGAAACGAACTTGAAACCGGTGTAAAGTTTCTTGATTTCTTTCCATTTTTTATATGCTTCTTTATTCGTTTTTACATAAGCCGGGCATACTAATTTCTGTTCTCCGAGATGTATTTCTGATTTTTTTCTGTGTTCAATTTCCGCCTTCGTCAGGTGACTTGGATTGCCTGAAACTATATGCAAATCAATAGGTTTTGCCGGACGCCCAGCCATGTTATCCCTCCTTTCTTTTTAATGTTGCTGTTTGCGCATAATTGACATCTTAACGCATGAGCATAATGTAAGGTCCATTTCCCGAACTTTTTTCACAAAAGAGAAGGCGCACGGTACTGTCGTTGCCGGTCAAAACATTTTTGACCCGGGGGTGGTCTGTCAAGCTTTAGTTTTATTTCCGAATCCGCCGTTTTCTCTCGCTGTTTTCTTATCGTGACATCTTTTGTTCATCGCCTGCCAGTTACTTTCATCCCAAAAAAGATCTTGATTGCCTCTGTGAGGAATGATATGGTCAACAACATTAGCCGGCAGCGGATGCCCAGATGCTTTACACTCCGGGCACTCACAAAACGGATGCTGCGCTAAAAAAGCCTTTCGCGCTTTAGTCCATTTATAGTTATACCCCCGTTTTGACGGTGACTCCCGTTCAAGCCCTTTCGGACTTCTTATGTGCAATTGTTTATGTTTATCACAATAGGTTTCTCTTGTTAATGCGTGGCATCCGGGATGTCCGCATTCTCGCAATGCTCTTCTCATATCTCTCCTTTCAAGCAGTCAGTACCGCCGGAAAGCATAGTAAATGCAAAAGCCGCCCATTTCTGAGCGGCTACATGGCTTTGCAGTTCTTCTATTCAATTTTCGCATCTTAATCTTATCATACCTTGTTCTGTCTTTTTTGGTCTTTTTGGCTTTTTTGGCATTTTTTTATTATATTTTGATTAAATCTTGCCGTAAACTCGTTCCATTCCCGCCCTGGTTACAAGCCAGATGTGCCCCGACTTGCGGCACTCTTCACTTGTAAACCGCGGCGGATATCCTCTTTGCCCAGAGCATGCCTGTTTGATTGTCACAACAGGTATGTTCCACAATTCTGCTGCTTCTGCTGTTGTCATAACCTTTTCAATTAATTTCATTACATCCCAGCCGCCTTTGCTAATGCCATTAACGAAACAAGCAATGCTATAACAGAAATCCATAATGTTAATTTTTGCATAGCTTTTGCGAATATGATATATTATGAATGAACCACCCAGAGGGTGGAGGGTGGGTGTTCCACCCTCTTCGGTCATTGAGCCTTGTAAAGCAATATAATCGCTGTTATCAAATTGATTATTGCTGTTACAAGGCTTATTTTATTATTCATATCCGCATTCTCACCTCCTTTCTGTATTTATTATACATCTTTTCTTATGTATTGTCAAGCGTTTTTATATTTTTTTATTAAAAAATCCACCTTTCGATGGATTTCTTTTTTTATTTATTGCCAGTATATATCTTTCTTTTCAGTCTTTGAAATACTATCTCAAAGCTTACTTCTGCCGCTTCTTTTGTTTTTGTAATATTGTTCCTGCTTATGCGAATCGTCCTTGATATTGCTCTATATGACCTGTGATTTAAATACCACTCTCTTAGTATTGTTTTCTCGTCATCGTTTTTTATCATGTCTATCAGTCTTCGTGCTTCTATCCTCGCGATAATGAGATCTTCATGTTCTTGCATAACCATTTCTTCATATTTTTCTGCGAGTATTACTCTGTCTGACAGGTCGGGCTGTATTCCGCCGGAAACCTTGTCTTTTTCGTATCGCTGCCCTTTTATTTGATAGATATGTGATTTACGTTCCGCAAGCTCTCTTTGCACCGACAGGTACCGCCGGTGTTGATTATATATCGCTTGGAGATATTCCTGCCCGGTTTTAAAGTCTTTTATCATTTATCCCTCTTGTTTATTTTTTCAATAATCTTATCTGTTATCTTATCTACGATATCACTTGCTTTATCTATATTCGCAGGTGTTATATAGTTTGTAACAGTCATTTTGTAGAAAGTGTCTCGTGCCGGGATCATAATATTTAATATCGTGACAACGACAAGTACCTTTAATAACGAATGAAATGTCTTCTGGTTTTGAATAGTTTCGGCTTCTTTATACGGACTTCTATTTGACATATAGTCGCAAAATGCAATCGCAGTAGCTATGCACAAAATCCACATCAAAACATTAATAACTAAATTTATACTGCCTACTACATCGGCTACATAGAATATCCACGGACTTATTATTGGTTCATTCATGACATTCTCCTTTCAATATTTTTAAAATTTCTTCTTTGTGTGCTTCCGCTAATTCTTTTGTTCTAAAGCAGTTTCCTATTGCTCTGTTTAAATAATCAAAAGTGTTATAATGCCCCTTAAATTCTCCATGAACCGGATTACCCAAAATGTTGATATGATAATACCAGTTGCCAATTTTCGGCCTGAATGGAATTACTTTAAATTCATACTCTTCAAAATCCTTAATAAAATTAGCCCATCTTTCGGTCTTACTCCATTCTTCTGATAAATTTTTAAAAAGTAATTTACCTTTTGAGATTTTGTAAGTAGCACAAGCTCCGTCAACGGTACTCGCCTTGAACTCTTCATCTTCTACCACTCCGATTCTTTTCATCAGCAATTCCATTACTTCTTCTTTTAGCGTTTTCATATTTTGGTCATCTCCACATTTTCAACTAAAAATCCATAATCTCTTAATTCGTATTTATCAAGCCAGCGCTGAACAACTTTATTTATTTCTTTTTCAAGCTCTTCTCTTTGTTCTTCTGTGACATTTTCTAAAAAATCAAAGCAATATTCATCATAAATAACATCTGCATTGCACGCTACATCTTCAATAATGTTATCAACGTTTGCGGTTGGTTCAGGTCTTGAAAATAGCGCGACATAAAAGAACTTATCATCACCTATGTACCCATCAAAAACCTCTGAATATTGACCATTTTTTACATTCGTAAATTCCCTCCGCCCAGCTTCAATAGCCGCTTCCTTTGTCGGGTATGTTATATATCCGTTATAATCTTCCCCATCCAGTGACACTACCCACTCTTCTTTATCATGTTTCATTTTCTCCTCCACCATTTCTGACATCCAATTCTCATTAACCCAACTTTTACCTCAATCGGGATTTTTTCAACATTGAAATATTCAGCATTCTTTATTGTGTCTACTGCCATTTCTTCTGCATTAACAATAATTACTCCTGCTTCTGGAAATTTTTCAGTCAATACTTTCTTGATTTTTGCGCCGTTCCCTTCGTACACATCCCACGAAAACGCATAATAAACTGCTCTCGTGTACTTTGTAAGATGTTTTTCTTTCTTCTTGAAATCCGCCAAAAAGTCACTATAACTGCATTTGACTTCAACCTCCGTTAAATAGTCATTTTCGTTTATCAATATCAAATCTGCTTCGTGACAAATCCCCTTAAATGGGTATTCATATCCAATGAGACAGCCGTCTTTATCATATTTTTCTATTCTGCATGATGTTCTCGCAAAGCTAATATTCGGAATTACAATATTCTTATTACCCAAATGTTCTGCTATTGCATATTGCATTACTGCTTCTTCTTTACTTTTACTCATGTCTCTTCCTTAATGTCTTCAACCACCTTACTCATTACATAGTCAGCACATGGCTGTGCCATTCCATTTCCGATTGCTCTGTATCTTGCTGTATCTCTCCCGCCTTCTGTCCAGTTGTCCGGAAGTCCCTGCAGTCTTTCACATTCAAGCGGCGTAAGGCGGCGGACGTATGAGCAATCAATGTTTTTGTATATACATCCCACGGCGCTTGGTCCTCTTGCTACCAGTGTTGAGTTGATTCCGTTATCGCTGATCTTGAAATCATATTCACACATATATGCTTTTAATCCTGTTGGAATCAATTTTGTTTCGCCAGGTGTGATTACAACATTAACAGCACTTTCAATGTCATACCCCGCTGATTGCTTTGTCTTTCTCTTTGGAAAGTTTACATATTCATATCCGCTTACTTTTTCAAAACCTCTTCTCATTTCAGTTTCCTTTCTTCATAAATCCGCTCTTCTTCATCATGTAGTTTTCTTGCCGCTTCATCGAGTTTAATTGCGGCATACATGATCATGCTGATAAATATCACTACACTCACTACGTCAATTAATTTATCCATATTTTTCTCCTTCTTTTAAAACGGAATTTCATCTTGTTCATACTCTGGCTGATTATATCCCGGCTCTTTACTCACGGTGCCCATGTCTTCAAATTTCACTGGTGCGGAAAATTGCGTTACAGATGTTCCGCCGGAAAAGCCTGCATTTCCTGACTGCATGTTACTTCCAATCGGTTTTGCAATCATATTCGCTACCACTTCTGTTACATACCGTCTTTGTCCGTCCGGTGTGTCATATGATCTTGTAGAGTACCGCCCTTCGATAAAGACATAGCTTCCTTTTGTGAGTTCATTACCTACTGCCTCTGCCAGTTTTCCCCAGGCGGTTACATTGACCCAATCAGTCAGATCTAAAATATCCCCGTTCGTTTTTGTGATTCTCTTACTTACACCCACGGAAAATGACGCTACGGCTTTCCCTGTCTTCGTTGCTCTGATAATTGGATCTTTGGCAAGATTCCCTGTGATTTGTACTGTGTTCATCTTCTTACCTCTCTATGTATACTTCCGCATTCCTGCGTCCGAACTCTATCGCTTCATCGTATGAGTTTTTAAATATATCTATGCCTTCCATGCCGCCTCGGTCTTCCACGGTGTACCAGTGTCCGTATATCTGTACTTGTGTTCCGAACGGCAGCCAGTTGCACGCTATGGTTCTGCCTTCAGTCGGTATCGTTCCGGATGCAGTGTGTTCATTCGGACATTCATAAGGTGTGTATACTGTGAGTTCTGTCGTTACCCATTCCGCTTTTATAATTCCCGTTAGCCCGCATATAAATACCGCTGAAAATAAAACAATCCATAAGTTTCTAAACATTGTTATGCTCCTTTCTTTTTTAGCTTTCTGATTTCAACATCTCCAATGAGGATCTTTTCTATTAGCGTTCCGTTGGCTTTTGTCCAGTTCTTCCCAACCATTACCATTAAGCCTTTCCGCTCGTCTATGCAGAAGTGTTTTGATACTCTCTTCTCCGCTGGAAATAATATGCCGAATTCTTCTCCAGGCTTGATACCGAATATGTCTGTAAATGGTTTGATGTAGTTCATTCTTCTACCTCGTCTATTCTGTTAATTTCATGTATAAGCAGTGCCGCTGCTCTTTTCAGATTTGTTTTGCGTGATTTTACTCCCCGTATCTTTTTGCCGTGAATGATTGTTGTACCACCTATCAGGTACGCCGCCATGACGTTAAATAGTTCTGTATTGCTATATGGTTCCGCCGGAAATCCTCGGGATATTTTCAGTATTTCTTCTTCTGTGTCTGTCATTGAATACCTCCTATATCTTTTATGTACTGTTCATATCCGTTTTTTATTCTTTTAAATTCAATCGCCATGATGATTTCTTGCGGACCATCTTCATTGATCTTTTTAATAGCTGTTTTTATGATGACTATCGGACTGGTAATCAGTGTTATTATTGACGCCAATATTATTACGCCGGCTATGGTTACCATTGCGGCAAGCGCTCTTCCCGCTCTGCACGGGATCATACCGTATACAAGCTTCTGCCATTTTCTATATCCTTTATATGCATTGATATAATCTATTTCGTCCATTTTTTCTCCTCAGAATAACGTTGAACTTTGTGATTCATATACAGCTCGTTCAAGGTTCTTTACCGCCTGTGCATAGTACGAATCTTTCAGTTCGATGCCAATGTACTTTCTTCCCATTTTTACGGATTGATAGCCTTCCGATCCGATGCCCATAAACGGTGACAGCACGATATCTTCTGGATTTGACCACAGCTCCACCCCGCGGGCGATTACGTCCAATTGGAGCGGCGCGATGTGTCTCTCATCGTCTTTATCCCTCGCCTGCTGTCTGTTGAGTGTGTTTGACTGGTCGATATCCATCCATACCGGGGATGCGTATTTTCTCCATGTGTGATGGGAATATGTCGGATCAAGCCGACTCATAGATATGTTTTTGTGGATTTTGCTGTTTTTCAGTGTGACCGCTCTTTTCGGTGCATTTGGCTCATTTTTTCCATAGAATTGTGTCAATCCGTCTTTGTGCGTTATGGGTTCCGGATTGTTCCCCGCTTTCCGCATGGTAATCAGATAATCCGGCAGTCCGTTTCTACACATACTGCTGTCTTTCATAAGCTGTTTATGCATAAGTCCGATGGCTTTTGTTCTTGTTGCTTCTATCAACGGATCTTTCCATATCGTTACTCTGGAGTGATAGATAAATCCGTATTCCTCAAAAAGCCGTATTATGTCTCCCGGAAAATCTTTCAGTCCGATGTATCCGTCCCGTTCTTTCATCGCTGGTATATCCATGCAGTGGATGGATATATTTCTTCCTGGCTTGAGAACTCTTGCTAATTCATTTACAAGGAAACGAAAATGTGTATAAAATTCATCGTCGTTTTTGCTGTTTCCCATGTCTTCCAGATAGTTGCTGTACGTGTACAGTGACGAAAACGGCGGAGAAAAGATGGAATAATCGATGGAATTATCCGGGATGCCTTTGATTACTTCGCAGCAGTCTCCGTGATAAATCGAGTACTTCTCTTGTATTTCCTGATGCAGTATATTCATGCTGTTTCTCCTTTCAGCCATTCCGGCAGTCTCATTGCGGTATGCGGTTCATACCTGCTCTGCTGTCTTTTTGTGCTTCGTATATTGTTTTCTGTGATGTGCTGTGTAGCTTGTATCATGCCTTTCAGCATGCACTCAAAATCCTGCTCTTTTCTTTTGATGTTTGCGACAACGGCTCCCTCTGTATCCGCTACGACAAAATAGACATTGACCTCGTGTGTCTGCCCGAATCGCCAGCACCGCCTGACAGCTTGATAATATTGTTCAAAGCTGTCAGATAAGCCCACAAATATCATGTTGTGACAATGCTGCCAGTTCATACCGAATCCACAGATAGACGGTTTGGATATGAGTACACGGATTTTCCCGTCGCTGAAATCTTCCATCATCTGTGTTTTGTATTCCGCCTTGTCAGATCCTTTGACTTCTACCGCCCCGGGTATAGCCGCTTTCAGTGCTTCTCCTTCGGCGTTGAGATTGCACCATATAAGCCATGTGTCTTGTGACTGATTGACCAGTTCGGC